CCTTCAACGCCACCCGAATGAACTCTTCTGCTCCGTCCTTCCAAATTCTGGTGAGGGTTCTACGCAGAGCCCTAGTGACTTTGGCAGATCTGCCTAGTGACTTGAGCCTATTACGCAGCGCCTTGATACCCACGATGTCGACATCAATTCCACCAGCCATTAGATATCACCTCCTGACGGCCCCAAGCATTTTGTAAAGCTCCATGCGCTCCTGGCCTCGTTCGTAAGAACGAAGTTGGTCGTATGCAATGAGCTGTGCTTGAAGCCACGGAACATTATCTTCCCATCCTTCCTTTACCCCTGGGGGTTTTAGGCCCCAGCGTTCGCAGGCACGCCAGATCGAATAGGCTGCTGTGCGGAACTTGGGGTAGATCCGTTGGCGGGATCCTGCGCCTGACCAGCTAAAAAACGTTTTGTCGCTTCGTCGATTTTCGTCTGGTTCAGGCCACAGGCATCCGTCACGCACATCTCGACCCGAGCAATCTCTCCAGGAGAGAATCCTGAATCCTGCATCTCCTTCTTGTATAGCTCCCAAGTTTCAGGCTTGTCAAGCTTCACAGTTTCCCACTCTAGGCCCTCAGTGGCCTCAAGCGATTTGACGAACATCCAGTAAAATTTCCTGGTTGCCCATACGTCCACTGCTTTGATATACTTTGGATCTTCGACATTCTCCTGCACCTCACCTCCGCGCATCAAACGCTTCGGAGCCTGTGGCATCGGGTTGAGTTTGTCACAATCCGAATAGTCCAGAACTGCTTGAGCCCTGAACACAATCTCCCCGCTTTGTCGTGGAATAACCACAACCTCGATACTGGGGCCGTCGAGCTTTTTACCGTTGATCTTCATAAATTCCTTCTTGGAGATGCTAGCTATTGCTAGGGCTGGAGCGACCTCACGATGGAAGCCGTCTTGGAGTTACATTTGCCGGAAACCGCAACGGTTCCAGCCGACAGGTCGTGGTCCAACGACTCATACCGGAAGTCCGGCAGAGTGATGAACTCTTGCTCCTGAGTTGGTGAACCAGCACCACAAACCGGAACATTCTCGAGAACGATATCAACCGCGAAGGGGCGACACGTATCAGGATCACTTGAGATCCAAGTTGACGCGTTATTGATATTCTTCAGAACGTCCTCGACCGTAGGCGGAACACCCGCCGAGTCCTGGTTGCCGGTGATGAACTCCCAGAGGAGGTCAAAGCTGACATCCATGGGGACTTCGTCGCCCTCACGGACCTCATCAATACGGCCACGGTCGAGGGTATACTCGACTGTGCGGGTCTCACTGTAAGTGAGGTTTCCTTCACCGATCTTGATAACGATCTCGTTTGGGGTAGGCGTCGTGCCATCCTGGAGTTTCAGTTCGACCCGCTTGAGGTCGATCTGAGCAAAAACTGGAACCCGAATGGGTGCCATCAAAACATTGAACTGCATGAGTGTTCCTCTCCTTAAGAGGTTTGTAGAACCATTTTGTAATGACCTTCAACAGATGCTTGCATCAGCTTGGTCTTGGCGTCGATCTGTCCGAAGTGGTTGATCTCCACATAGTCACGCGTTGCAGCGTTCTGTAGAAGTTGTAGACAACCAACAAAGGATTGATCATCCTCTATACCATTTCCGAGTTTGAATACGGTGATGGATGGCTCAAAGGCCACCGCTGCAATACCCACCATTTGGTGGATCCTGTGATAGTTCGTGTCATTCATAGTAGATTGGATAAGTATATTGAACTCAATGTTTAATATCCAACAGTCCTTGCTAACCTCTCGCAAGTTAGGGCCATCCATGCGTAGCTCAAAGAGATCTTTCTCCGTGCGCGTAGCTCGATGTTGACCTTCAATAAACAGCGGAATGCCCGCTGCTGTTGCAGCCGCAAGAAAGTGTTTACTTGCAGTTGCAAAAATCCATCTAGGCCAATTTGGATTTGAACTCATATTATCCGATAGTCTCGCTGCTATCTATTCCCGCGACAGTAAGAAGAAAACCTTTCTTCTGTTCAAGGGCGGTGATAGTTTTGATCTCGTAGCGTTGGTCGTCAAACTCGATGTGATCATCGTTGGTGAAGACAAAACCTTTCGGTAAGTCTCTAGCGTCGAACAGCAACGTCCGTGACTTACGGTCAAAAAGACCGCCGCCTACAAAGTTGTTGTTAGCAGCAATAAAAGTTAGGTCATAGATGAAGCTTCGATCAATACGGTCTGGCAGAACAGGTGCTCTCCGGACGTTGAAGACATTATAGTTCCGTGAAATTTCTCCCGTTTCAACATTATTCGTTTGACTTGCATACTGATAGATTGTTACCGCGAGGCCAAACTGCCGCTTCAACCTGTAAAGGATAACAGTGATCTGTCTCAATGCATTTTGAGCAACCATTTGGACTCCTTAAGAAAAGGCTCGCCAGAGGATGTTGCCATCCCCCAGCTTACCCTTCACCGTTAGCCGAGCATCACCGTTCCAAGGTTGACGTCGAGGACCTTCACGCCACACAGCAGGTCGCAGGTCACCAGATGACCCTGCAGGTTGCCATCATACGTCATAACGACGCGCATGGACAGTCCGTTGAAGGACGCCACAAACGAGAGGGCACCAGTCCCGGAGGCCGGAGCCGCCAGAGGACGAGTGACCAGCGCCATTGCCTGACGGTGGAACCCGAAGTTGTAGTTCCCAGCAGGGCCAGGAGCCACGAAAGCGTCGTCCAAGGCAGCAGCCTCCAACGGACGGCCGAGCAGCAGCTCAATCGTCGATGGAGTGCTCAGAGCGCCATAGACGGGATCCGTGCCAGCAACACCGATGCTGATCAACTGACCAGTATTCGGAGCAATAGCGAAACCATCGATGACTAGCTCCTTCGCATAGCCAAGAGCGTAGTTCGCAGCGAAGTTGATCTGACCAGGCGTGTAAACACGCACGACCGCATCGTCAACCACATCCCGCGCGAGCGCTGGAGTAATCGTGATCGACGTTGGAGTAGCACCACCAACAGTCGTAGTGATCCGATGCGGAATATCATCACCCGCAATAGTGCACCACGAACCATTCTGGATCGCCGCAGCAAAGACGTCCACGACTAGAACAGTATCACCCTTGAAGTAACCAGCTGCCAGATTGATGGCACCATCGACAAACGTATTGTCGTTAGTGCCACCGGGAACGCTCGGAGTATTCTGGCTCATCCAGTGAAGGATACCATACTTCTTACCAAGCGAACCCTCGCGCAGAGCACTACCCTCATCGCCCACCTTATCGGCGGTAATCCAGGAATCGATGGCCAGCAGATCGGCTTCAGTGTCGGGAGTAATGACGAGATTACGACCCTCCATCGGAACTTTGAGCTGGTTCATCTTGTTACGGACCGCGATGACCGATTCCTTGGTAGGAGTGACGCCCAGTTGACCAACCGCGTTCGGAAGGAACTGATACGCCTGAGCCAAAACGACCTCATCGACCATCTGCGCCAGCGAGAGCATGGCCGGAGCGAGCAGGTTGTCCCGCAAGCTCTGGAAACCACGCGACTCTTCACCGTCCTTCACGAGGAAGGAAGTGTGAAGATGCTGGTTCAGGGGAACGGCGACGTTCGGAGTTGCCGCATCCTGGACCGTGACGCTGTCAGCATCCGTCTTACGCTTACCAACGAAGTTGGCGGGCAGACGAGTGTTGACGATATCACCGAAGTTGGCGATCTGGTTCTCGAAATCCCGGTGGACGAGGTTACCCGCCACCATGTTGTTCTCCAGAAGCATGAGCCCTTCCTGGGCCCAGACCTCGGGAGTGAATGCGTCTTCGAGATCGTTCACAAAGACCGGCACTCGGATGAGCGCCATCAAACCGTAAAACTGCATTGTTGTTTTCTCCATTAGAAATTGATTTCGCCCGCCTTGCGTGCCTTACGATAGGCCGCAGGGTCCTTGGCAAGGTTTTTGAGGTTCTGCTTCTTACCCCCAGGTTGGGAGCGCAAACCAGCACCGCCAGATCCCTCACCCCGAAAGAGGTTCAGGTATTCATCTTCGTCCTTCATCCTCTTGACTGCATCCTCTGGGGATAGGTCAAGAGTAACTGGCTTTCCTTCCTTATCCTTGGCCCGATATTTCACCTTCGGGGCAAGTTGTCCGGTAGGTTGACCTTCGTCATCCAGAACCTCAACAAGTTGAGTAGTCCGGCCGAGAATAGCAACAATTTGCTTGGGAGAAAACGCATTGTTTGCGGCGGCCGCGTCCGTTAGAGAACGCTCGATAGTTGATTCAGTGTA